TTGTACCGCCAAGTGCATAACTGACAGTTGCCCACGCTGTAGCTGGTGTTAGACCGTTAGCACTATCACTTCCGCCATCACTGGCTTGCTTTACATAGTATGTTGCCATTATTCAGCGGACCCATTTACAATTTCTTGAGCCATAACTAAAGTAAATTGATTCACGTATTGAGACTGAAAATCTTCGTCCTGCATAACCCACCAGACATTGACACTTGTTCCATCCTGACCAAAAGTGCCTAGTACATTACCGTTGTCATCTTCGATGTCTCCGAATACACGCCAGTCGGTTGACGGTGCAGGTTCCTTTTCAATGCGGAAGTTTTGCAGGTTCATTTACCCACCTTCAAAGCGTTCATGTCAGTGCCCTTAAACGGCATCGTGAGGAAGCCCAGAGCAGCACTCATCGCAGCAGTGACACCAGCCGCTACAGCCTTACTTCCGTACAGTGCCATCACTGCGCCAAGCTCGGCTATGTCCTTGGCTTCAGCCGTACGAACGCCATCACCAAAGACCGTACTAAAGGACGCCACAAAGGCGATCAAGACAACCACGACCAGCCTTGAGATTGATATTCCGTTCATCTTTGTATTACCGCCTCCAGTGCTGAAACTTTGTTTTCAAGTTTACCGAGCCGTTGTTCTATCCTACGGACTTCTTGCTGTTGCCCGTCAAGGGTATTGACGATGTGTGCCACCTGAGTCTCTAGGCGTGTCAACCTGACCTGTATGGCAACCCATGCAGTGCCTATGCTTATTACGGTGGTCATTACCTGTATGCCCACTTGAATCCACATTTCAGCCGTCATGCTACACGCTCCACTAGTCCACAGTGCTGTACTAAAAGTTCGGTCTGTCCAAAGTCAGTACCGATGACATCAAAGTACCGGGAATCATCACCGACAAGGTACACCCGGTCTTGAGGCATGACATCAGCTGCAACGGCCACAATGAGTGTCCATTGCGCTGATGGCTGTATCGCTCCACCAACAATCGATTCTGTGTCTGACTGGTTGGTAACCCGTGCAGGGTATTCGGCAACCTTACGCCATGTCTCGGTAGCACCGCCGCGACCATCTTCGGTCAGTGTAAAGCGGTGTACCTCTACACGGTCTTGGCAAAGGTTACGCACCATGCCTGCCTGTATGGTTTGACGCAGGATAGGACTCATACAACCACCAATGGGCGATACTTATCAGCCATCTCTAGGCAGTGGCTTTTGAGTTGACTTAGCTTGACATCGGATGCGCCTTCTTTGGCATCAATCTCAGCGACCACACGGGATGCTTTGACCATCCACATCTGACGGGCTACGGTTCGGACATCGTAGCGTTCAACGTTGATACTGCCCATGTCTACCCAAGTAAGTACCGGATCGGATGTCCCGTCTTGGATTGACCAGCCTTTGTATTGTGCCGCTGGATAGGCTGGAAACTCTGGTTGTGTGCTGGATGAAGTACCAGCCACCCGTGCCTCATAAACCCGCCCATTGGGCGTTGTAGGCACTACACGGTCACCGACAGCGTAAGTGGTTGCCGCTGTCCATGTGCTGAAGCGGGAGTAGATGTCTAACGCACTACCAATCTCGGTAGTGGAGAGCTGTGGGTAGGATGTGGCATCGCAGAAAAGACTAACTTGCGCGATTGCCTCGGCTCTGGTCATCATGCGCTAAGTATCCCACATAGGGTCTTTGACCCTGACCACGCATTGAAAACAAAAGACCCCCAGCACGTCTGCTGAGGGTCTTCATTGAAGGGGCTACGCTTAGGAAGCGTTGCTTGTTGCGAGAACGATGAGTGAACCAGGTACACGGGCAGAAGCCGTACCGCTGACGTTTCCAACGTCATGCGCATTGAATGCGAACCGCTCGGTAGCCTTGTATGTCAAAGCGTCCTCAACGAACTTGACTTGGTCACTGACCTCTACGGTCATTGCACGACGGTCACCAAAAGCAACACCCTTTGTCAGGTCGCCAAGGATTGCAACAGGGGTTGTTGCAGCTGGGGACTTAGGCATATTCTGTACCCACTCGATTGGATAACCGAAAAGGGTAGGTGCTTGGGTGTAAGCGTTCTGGATGTCGAGGATGGCGTTTCCACCAAGTGCGATGAGCTTATCAGCCACGCCATTGAAGAAAAGATCCTTGTGCATATACCACTTGGCGTTGTCTGCGTAGGTAGGAAGCTTTGCAACCATCGCTTGGAAGTTAGCCAATGTGAAGTTGGAGAAGTTAGCACCGGAAAGTGCTGCACCAACAACTACACCAGCGATGTTAGCCTTGGTAGCGTTCAAGCCGTAAACAGCCTGAAGGATACCTGTGATGCTTCCGTAAGTACCGGAACCGTCACCGTTGAAACAGGCATTATCCTCTTCCTTAGCGATGGCGTATGCCATGTCGCGAGCAAGAGCGGCACCGAGGTCAATGACCGTATCTTCGCCGAGTTCTTTCGATGCAATCGTAAGGACTGCAAGTTTCTTAGCGGAGAGGGATACCTGACCAAAGGTGATGTCAGATGCTGTGATTGCGGTTGCTTCCGATGCATAGTACACAGTTGTGGACGCAGTAGCGGAAGGAACAAGGAGCGTATCCGAACTCATCGGGTAGATACGGGAGTTGCGACGAGCAACGCCATACTGCTCACGGAGCCAGATAAGGTCACTGGAAACGATTTCAGGAACCGTGTATCCACCAGCAGATGGTGTGCCTTCGGTCTGTGCCTTCATGTGTCCATGCTCGGACAGCCACTTGGTTGCAGACTTTACACCAGCGAGGTGGCGAGCAAACTGACCAAAGACATAAGCCTTTTCGTTGCGCTCGTCAGTGGATCCAGCAAATGGATTCTTCTGGACGTTGATGCCGCCCTTCCATGGCTTTGCGTCTACAGCAGGGGTAACGACAGGAGCGGTAGCACCAAGGCTTTTGATTGTCTCAATGCGCTCTTCGATGTCCTTGGCTTCAACCATCAGGGACTTGACCTGTGCAAGGTCACCGTTTCCGGATGCCAGTTCGCGAGCTGTGGCAAGGATGCCTTCGCGCTTGGCGGTAAGTTGTTCGATGTTCATAGTTGTGTTAGCAACTCCAGACGTGCAAGCAGTTCTGCCCGCTCGTCATTATCATGGGCTTTCGCCTCGACTACGAGATCCGGTTGCACTTCCGGCTGGTCTGCATCCCGCAGAGAATCCCAGACTACAGGTGCCAGCCGTTTAGCGGCTGACCGGCTAAGACCGACTGCATCCCGCAGCCGACGTTCTACACCCCGCAATGATGCAGGGTGAATACACTTTGCACCGTGCATGGCATACAAGCCCTTTGCACGTTCTGCGAAAGCATCAATCAAGGCGTCTGCCATGTCTTGGCTTTCAATAACTTCCATTGCTCCGGACAGCGCATCCCAGTAGGCTTCTAGCCCTTCGTGAATAAGTTCGCCTTCGGCTTCCTTGAATATCTCAGCGGCATACTCGGCGGCTGATTGCTCAGGCATAGGAGCCATGACCATCTCTTCTTCCATGTCATCCATCTCGTCCATGCCGTAGTACTCCTCCAAAGACTTGACGCTGTTACGGAACTCAGCAGGGGTTGGTGTGATGCTTGCCTCAGCGATAGGCCACCGAATGATTTCGGAAGCACCGCCCATGCTCTTACGCTCAACCATATGAGCGGCAGCACCAGAAGAAAAACCCATCTTGCCTTGCTTGCAAAGCTTGGCAACCATCTTGCCGTACTCGTCTGCCATGTCCAGTTGTGCTTCGTACCAGAGTCCTTCATCGGTCATCTTGATGAAGCCTGTACCGATGGACTTCTTACCAACTGCCTGATCCATACCATGGTGGTAGTAGACGTTGAGCGGTACGCGCTTACCCTCTTCCATTGGAAATCCGTAGTCGGTTGCCTTGGTGAAGTAGTCACCTTCAAGGTCGGTTGCCTTGGTATCGCCAAAGCGCACCAGATAACCTTTGACATAGCCAAGCCTGTCGCTCTTGATTCCGTCCACTGTAGATGTCAGCACGTCCATGGCGTAAGTATCCCACACGGTCTATATAAGCTCTCTGAGTGGCCGTACACGGGTGTTAGGCCCCCAGTCTTGGTTAGGTACTACTTGCACAAAATCAGCAAGCGGTTTGCCTTCCATGTACATTGCGTATCTTTGAGGCCCCATGATGGCAACCTTGTCAGCATCCGACAAGCCAGCGAGTATGCGCTCAGGTGTTGCTACCGGAGGTCTGGTATCAGGGATAGAACTGTCCCCGGTAATCTCCGCCCATGACATGGTAACCGGCACAAGAACGCAGCGACAATTTACGTGACTAGGCATGATTTCATCTGTCGCATATAGTGTCCCAGACAATGCCAGACAGGCTAAACACACCCTGCTGTCCTGCGTGGCTTGCCGTCGGTATCCTTGTACCGCAGGGTTCTGGGTGTAAAGTTGCCGTTGTGCTTCACGGGCTGACCGGATCATCTCGGTACGTGCTATTGTCTCGGCTCTCTGCCGTCCAATGTCTGCCGCCTTGCGTACCCTTCGTGCTACTGTCCGTGGCCCTTCGCCGAGGCTGATGCCTTGTACTAAAGCCATCTGCATAGCATCGGTTGTTACCTGCGGAATGGTTTCAAATAGGACACCCAGAGGGCTTCCATCACCCGCCATGCCGACAAAGGCTTGGAGCTGTTCGTCTGGCAAGGCTGTCCATGAACTGCCGAGTGAGACGTTAGCCGGTTTACGACCTGCCGCCGCTTCAACCAAGCGTCCGCTCGTCTCATTCGCAAGGATTGCCGATTCAAGTTGTCCATCAGCTGTAATCGTTGCTCCTTCTACCGCAAAGGCTTGCAAGTTACGACCAAGTTCCTCGATGTTGTCTATGATCCGCTGACGCATCCAAAGGATAGTTTGGCTTGGGTCTTCCCCGTTTGCCTCACGCTCTGCGATGCGTTCCTCTAATGCTTCAAGTTCTGCAATACTTGCAGCGGTAGCGGCTTTGTACGCTCTCTGCATCCGGCTAATGGCTACGCCTTCACGCTCCAGCAAGTCGTTGCGGAACTTCTGCGATGCGGCATAGATTCTGCCCGTACCATCGTCTACTCGTTTGTATGAGCCTCCATCAGCTCGTACCCGTAAAAAGGGTGAGACTTGTACACCACCCCCGGGGTGCAACAATCAAGGCTCTTGCCTTCATCGCCCTGCATTTGGTTGCGCTTGGATGTTGCCCAGCGGAAGCCAGCATCACCGCCCCACAAGTCCCAAGCTACGCGCCCGGCACTAGGGAAACCATCCTCACCAGCGTTGAATCCTTCAGCCTGCTTATCAACTTCATGACGGGAAAAGAAAGAATACATCCGGAGAATCGTGTCCTCGGATAACTGCTCACCGTTTACGATTTGGTTTGCCCTTGCGAGTCCTACCCTTGTGCCACCATCAAAGCCCTCAGCCTTCCAATCAAGGGCACGTTGTGCCGCTTCCTTCATGGATGCTGTTGGGCGGTATTTCATCTCATAAGACCGAATCGCAGGAGCGTCCGGTGCGTCCGTGGTCTGTACCGGGATTGCCTGTGGGTGTAGTTGCCCTTCATCCTGCGGTACGGCTTCAAGCCCAGCAATGCGCTTTGCTTCCGCTCTATCGATGATGCCAGCCTTGTAAAGTTTCTCGGCGCGATCCGCTTCCGCTGATAGGTCATCAGCCAAAGCCCGTACACCTTCAAGGTCATACTGGATGTAGTCACCCTGCTGAGTCTCTGGATATTCTGGCAGGAGGTCAGCGGTAATCGCATCAGCCAAGACACGCAGGAGAGGAACCATGCCGTCCTCCCATGCTGCCTGCTGTGCCCTCTCAAAGTTGTTGTAGGTGGAACGCTCAAGACCAGCACCAAGACCCAAGACCATGGGATTGAGTCCAAGGGCAGAACAGATACGCTCTTCCGGAACACGTCTCACGGAATCCAAAGCAAGCTCTGATGGCGTTAGGGATACCCTATCCATCTTGTAGGCTCCGGTCATGACAACGATACCGCCAGAACCATCACCGCTCAGGTCTTCGTGTAACTGTCGCTTGACCTGCCGTGCATCGTCCATTGAGATGTCTACGGTCTGGTCTTTGGCATCAGGCCCAACAATCAAAGAAGGCATCGCGCCATTAGCCAGCAGTCCCCATGCCGTGGTGCTTGCGGTGTTGTCTGTTGCAATCTCACGCAGTACAGCGGTTACCGGGCTACGCCCAAGGCGGATGTCCGAAGGTTCCCTGCCGTACCGAATGTGGATGATGTCAGATACAGGGATGTCGAATGACCTACCATCCGTGGTGTAGACATAATGCGTTAGTGGGTTGATGCCGTTACCGACAGGGCGCACCATGTCTTGCGGAAGGAACTGCAAAGCTGTCACAACACCACGGGTAGTAGACCGTATCTTCCGCAGGTAGGTGTTGCCGA